CCGGTGTTCCGCTCGGGCCACGCCGCCTACGCCAGCGACGACACGGTGGGCATCGGCGGCGACTGGTCGAAGGCTGTCTGGGGCCAGGTCGAGGGTGTCAGCATCGACATCTCGGACAACCCCGTCTACGCGAGCAACGGCACGCTCGTGACGGCGGGCTGGCAGGACAACATGATCGCGGTTCGCGCTGAGATCCACGTCGGCTTCATCGCCGACGACTCTGCGTTCGTCCGGCTCACCGGCCCCGCGTCGGCTGATTCCTCGAGCTCCTCCTGAGGTGACCAGCAAGGGCAGGGCGGCGCGACCATCGGTCGCCCTGCCCGATCTGGTGATTCCGGTGAAGCCGACCGATGACGGCTGCACCGAACTGCGGTACGCACTTCGCTCCGTAGCGGCCCACGCCGAGGGTCTGTACCGCAAGGTATGGATCGTCGGCGTGGGTCTGCCGGAGTGGCTGACGAACGTCGGCATCATCGAGGCGCAGGGTCAGGGTCGAGTGGGTGATGTCCGAGCGAAGATCACCGCCGCCGCGAACGACAAGCGGGTGGCGTCGAGGTTCGTCCTCATGGCCGACGACACGTTCCTCGTCGAGCCGATCACCGAGTGGCGCGCGTATCACATGGGGCCGTTCAGTGAGTACCTGGTCCGCCTCGCCAACCTCCCCGTGCCGCGCACCCGCGCAAACTCGAGCTGGGTCCGCACGATCTGCGCGACCGCCGACTGGATGGCCGAGCAGGGCCACGGCGACATCCTCACGCGCCAGGGTCACCGCCCGGTGCTGTGGGACAAGAAGAAGCTCGCCGCAGCCCTGGCCGCATACCCGACCGACCGCGCGCTCGACGTCGTGGGCCTCTACGACCTGGCAGGCGCCGGCGTCGAGGGTGGCCGCGCGAAGAACTCCAAGATCACCGTCGCCGACGACTTCCTCGCGCGCCTCGCCGAGCGCGACAGCCCGTGGATGTCGAGCAACGAACGCTCCTTCCGTGAGGGCATGGTCGGCGGCTACATCCGCGGCATGTTCCGCGACCCCAGCCCCTACGAACGGGAGGTGTGACGATGGCCCCGACCCCGTTCGCTGTTTCCGCCGACTACACGGCGCGCGGCTACGACGCCTCGGCGTTCGGCTCCGGCGTCCTCGACATGCGCCTGGCCGCAGCGTCGCGGTTCGTCCGCGCGCAGTGCCCCACCGTGGACGAGCGCATCACCGACGGCGAGCTCGACCCTGCGCTCGTTACCGACATCGTGTGCGTCATGGTTCACCGCTCGGTCCCCGCCGACTCGCACGCCGGGCTCACTCAGGTGCAGCAGACCGCTGGCCCCTTCTCGCAGGGCGGCACCGTCGCCAACCCCCACGGCGACCTGTACTTGACCAAGGCTGAGCGCAAGTCGCTGGGCTGTGGCGGGCAGGTCGCGTTCACGGTCCCGCTCGGCACCTATCCCGACGAGTGCGACTGGCTCACCGACGGGTCGTCGTCCTCGTCATGAGCACCCTCCCCACCCCCTACACCGTCACCCGCGCCGCGTTCACGCCCGGCGCCACCGACGCACACGGCAACCCGGTCGACGCCTGGGGAACCGCGCAGAGCGTCGCCGTCCACGGCTGGGCGCCGCCGCCAGCCGATACCGACCCCAACGACTCGGCCCGCTCTGCCGTCGTCCGCGACCTCGACCTGTACGCACCCGCGGGCACCGTCGGCTACCCCCAGGATCGCTGGGGCGTGGGCGGCGTGACCTACGAGCAGGTCGGCTACCCCGAGGACTACACGAAGGGGCCGTGGCAGTGGGCCGCAGGCGTGCGCATCAACCTCAAGCGCGTCGAGGGCTGACCGTGGCCCGCGCGACGATCAAGTGGAAGCGCGGCGTGTTCGCCGAGATTCGCACGCTTCCCCGCGTGCTGTCCGAGCTCGACTCGATGGCCGATGCGATCGCGAACCGCGCGGGCGATGGCTTCGAGTCGCGCTCAGCGGCGCCCACAGGCGGCAAGATCCGCGGCCGCGCTGCCGTCATCACGGCCAGCGCCAGGGCCATGCGCCGCAACGCGCGCGATCAGACGTTGCTCAAGTCGATGGATGCCGGGCGTAGGGGGTGACGATGTTCCCTGACCCCGAGGCCGCCGTCGTCACGTTCCTCAACACCCGGCTCACCAACGCCGCGCTCCCCGCTCGCGCATCCACCCGCGTCCCGAACCCCCGCCCCGCCTCGTTCGTCACCGTGAACCGCATCGGCGGCTCGCTGCGGTCGGTCGCACACGAGGACGCGATGGTCACCGTCGAGTGCTGGGGCGCCTCATCGGTGAGTGCGTCCACGCTCGCACGAAAGGTCGCCTCGTGGCTCGTCGAGCTCGACTCTGGCGGCTGCCACGTCCCGCAGGGGTCGAGCGGCTGGGTCGGAAGGCCCGCCTACCTCGAGGACCCCATCGCCCAAGTCCCGCGCTACGTGATGACCGTCATCGTGCGTGGCCGAACCCAGGAGGCGTGATGCCCACTATCAAGCACCCAACGATCCGGGGCGTGTCGCGCACGGTTGCGGAGCGTGACGTTGCCGCGTGGCTTGCACAGGGCTGGGTTGAGGTGGTGCAGCCGGTATCAGCACGCCGAGACCCCATTCTCGACGCCATCCGGGAAGGGCTCCAAGAGGGCTACGAAGCACTCAACCACGGCGAGCCCCCCATCCTGGCCGTCGCGGAGTGCCCCGCTGAGCCCCGCCAGGCGCGCAGGGCTCGCAAACCCAAGACCCCTCACGCCAAGTCGTGAGGTAGCAGTACCCAAACCCTGAGGCGGCGCACCGCAGGGAAGGGGCCGATATGGCCAACAACTCTCTCAACGTGGTGGCCGGAAAGCCCCTCGCTGCCGGCGGCGTGTGGAGCGCCGCCCTTGGCACCGCTCTCCCCGCCAACGAGACCACCGCACTCGACGCCGGCTTCAAGGCCCTCGGGTACATCTCCGAGGACGGTCTCACCGAGACCACCGAGCGCAGCACGGAGAAGATCCGCGCGTGGGGTGGGGACACCGTGAAGGTGCTCCAGACCGAGTTCTCGGTCACCTACGCGCTGACGTTCATCGAGTCGGTGAACGGCGACGTGCTGAACGAGGTCTACGGCGCTTCGAACGTCACGTCGGTAGGCGGCAAGCCCGCCGTCAAGATCCCCGCCGACCAGCCCCCCCGCCGCTCCTACGTGTTCGAGCTCAAGGACGGTGACGCCCGCATCCGGGTCGTCGTCCCCAACGGGCAGATCACGGAGGTCGGGGAGGTCACGTACTCGGACGGCGACGTCATCGGGTACGCGGTCACCATCGAGGCGTTCTACGACGCCACGCTCGGCGCCCAGGCCGTCAAGTACATCGACACGGGCGCCGACTCCTCGTCCTCGTCCTGACCCACCTACCCCCGCGGGGGCGGAGTTCGCGCGCCGCCTCGCCGCCCCCGCGGGTTCACCACCATTCGGCGCGCACAGAGGAAGGCGCAACCATGACCACGACTGCACCCAAGAAGCCGCAGGACCGCAAGCCCAAGGCCGTCGCCGCACCCGACTCCTACACCGTCGAGGTGCGCGGCGAGACGCTGACCGTCCCCGCCGACGCGCTCGACGACTTCGAGCTGCTCGACGACCTCGCGCAGGTCGAGGAGGGTAAGGGGCAGCGGCTCCCAGCGCTCCTGCGCCGCCTGCTCGGCGACGACTACTCCCGCGCGCTCGACCTGATCCGCGACGAGGGGTCCGGGCGCGTCCGGCTCGAGGACGGCGCCACGCTCGTCCAGGACATCCTGGCGGCACTCAACCCAAATGGCTGAGAGCCCTGGCGCTCCTGCGGGGGCACCGGGGCACGCTACGCGCTGACTTCCGGCGCTACTACGGCGTCTCGCTCGACCGTCCGCACGGCGTCACGGCGAGCGAGTACGTCGATCTCATCTGCCACCTGCCGGAAGAGTCCGCCACCATGCGGGCGCTTAACCCGGACTGGCGCTGGTCGCTCGAAGCGCACCTGCTCGCCGCGCTGATCGACGAGACGCGCTCGGGCTGGTGGGTCTACGAGCGGGTCACCACGAAGTCGAAGCGCAAGGCGCCCAAGCCCATCGAGCGCCCCGGCGTCGAGCAGACTGACGACTCCGACAGCAAGACGTGGGGCAAGGGCTCAGCGCTCCCACTCGACGAGATGCGTGAGTGGCTGGGCTGGAACTAACCGACGATCGACGCCCGCGCACTACCCCTCGGCCTTGAGCCGTACCCCGAGCGGAGGTGCTCATGGCCGTCGAGCTCGGCTCTGCCTACCTGTCCATCGGCGCATCGACCGACGGCTTTGCGAAGGACGTCAACCGCGCCCTCGGCAACGCCGAGAAGGGCGCGGGTCGCGCGGGCAAGCGCGGCGGTGGCGCACTCGGCAAGGGTCTCGCCACCGGCCTCAAGGTCGTGGGCGGCGCTGTCGCTGGCGTCACGGCGCTCGTGGGCGGCCTCGCACTCAAGGGCGGGATCTCCCGCGCGCTGAACATCGAGGACGCGCAGGCGAAGCTCACGGGCCTGGGCCACGATACGAAGTCCGTCGAGACGATCATGGACAGCGCCCTCGCCTCGGTGAAGGGCACCGCGTTCGGCCTCGGCGACGCTGCCACAGTCGCCGCGTCTGCCGTCGCTGCGGGCATCGAGCCTGGCGACGAACTGACGCGCACCCTGAGCCTCGTCGGTGACGCCGCGACCATCGCGGGCACGTCGATGGGCGACATGGGCACGATCTTCAACAAGGTCGCGGGCACCGGCAAGGTGCAGGGCGAGGTCATCCAGCAGCTCGGCGAGCGCGGCATCCCGATCCTGCAACTGCTCGCGGACGAGATGGGCGTCTCCGCCGAGGAGGTCTCCAAGCTCGCATCGCAGGGCAAGGTCGACTTCGAGACCTTCCAGAACGCCATGGAGAAGGGCATGGGCGGGGCGGCCCTCAAGTCCGGCGACACCCTGCGCGGCTCGCTCGCGAACCTCCAGGCCGCTCTCGGGCGACTCGGCGAGAAGGCGTTCCTGCCACTCATGCCGGTCATCGCGGGCTTCGTCACCGCGCTCACCACAGCAGCCGACGACATCGGACCCCTGGTCACGACGCTCGGCGAGGCGCTGGCCCCCGTGCTCAAGACGGTGCTCGATGCGCTCGTCCCGGTCGCCACGACCATCGCGACGACACTCGTGGGTGCGCTGACGACCCTGGCACCCGCGTTCGCCACCGTCGCCGAGACGCTGCTGCCGGTGTTCGTCGGCGTCCTCGACACCCTTGCGCCGATCATCGGGCAGGCCGCAGAGCTCGTCGCTGACCTCGCCGCCCAGCTTGGCCCCATCCTCGGCGACGCGATCTCGACGATGCTGCCGCTGATCCTCAACCTGGCGTCCAGCATCTTCCCCCAGGTGATCGACGTGCTCGCCACGCTCGTGCCTGTTGTGGCAGAGGTCGCCGAAGCGCTCTTCCCCGCGCTCATCACCGCCGTGCAGACGCTACTGCCCGCGCTCGAGCCGATCATCCCCGCGCTGCTCCAACTGGTCGAGGCGGTCATCCCGCTACTCCCCCCGTTCGCCGAACTGGTGACATCGCTCCTGCCGCCGCTGACCGAGCTGCTCCTGGCGGTCGCAGAGCCGCTGCTGGACCTGCTGGTTCCCGCGCTCGGCCTGCTCGCGGACTACCTCACCAACATCGGCGTCCCGGCGCTCAAGACGTGGTGGGACTTCCTCGGCCAGGTGCTCGGCGGCGTCATCGACTTCGTGACCGGCGTCATCAAGTGGTTCACGGACTTCCGCGACGCGATCGTGCTCCTGCTCACCGAGGGTACCGACGCTGTGGCGAAGATGCCCGAGTCGATCCGCGCGCCATTCGAGAACGCCGGGACGTGGCTCTACGAGGCCGGCAAGGCGATCGTCGACGGTCTCGTGAATGGAATCAAGGCCAACTTCCAGGCGTCGATCGATGCGGTGAAGAACCTCGCGGGCAACATCACCGGGTGGTTCAAGAGCACCCTCGGCATCGCCTCACCCTCGAAGGTGTTCAAGGGCTACGGCGCGAACATCGTGCAGGGCTTGGTTCGGGGCATCCGGGGCAACGCCGACGCAGCGAAGAGGGCAGCGAGCGACCTGGCGAAGCTGGCCCGCGAAGCCTACGAGCGTGGCGACAAGTCCCAGGGCAAGCGACTGCGCGGCCTGGTGGACGACGCGAACGACCTCAAGGCCGCTCGCCGCGCCGCCGAGAAGATGAACGACACGCTCACCAAGCAGCGTGACATCCTCAAGGGCCTGCGCGCCGAGCGTGCCGCCATGCGCGACCAGGTAGCGGGCAGCGTCCGGGGCGAGCTTGACCTCACGCAGGGCATCGGCCAGCCGACCACCGACAGCTTCGGGCGCCAGTCTGCGGGCAAGACGACCTTCGCCTCGGTCGCCGGCGTGGTCAAGACGATGGCAGCGAAGGCCAAGACCTTCGCCCTCCTCTTGCAGCGGCTCCCCAAGGCCGGCATCCCGGCGGGGCTCATTCAGGAGATCGCTGGCTACGGCACCGAGCAGGGCACGCAGGTCGCCCGCGCGATCCTCTCGGGCTCCAAGGCGCAGATCAAGTCACTGGCCGCCGACTTCTCCGCGCTCGAGACGTGGAGCGACAAGGCGGGCAAGTACGTCTCCGACGCCACCTTCAACACCGCCATCGCCGCGCAGAAGGGCCTCATCGCGGGCCTCGAGGCCGACAGCGCCGAGCTCGACAAGGCCGCCGAGCGCCTGGCGAAGCGGCTTGCGAAGGCCGTCAAGAAGGCCCTCAAGATCAAGTCCCCGAGCCGCGTTTTCAGCGACGAGATCGGCGCCATGCTCCCGGCCGGAATCATCGCGGGCATCGACGAGGGCCAGCGCGCCCTCGACGCACGCGTGGCAGGCATGGTCCCCACGCCGAACGCCCCCACGCCGCGAGGGATGGCGGGCAACTCTGCCGGGCGCACGATCTCGGACGCCGACATCGAGGCCCTCGCCGACGCCTTCGCTCGCCGCCCGATCGCGGCGCGCGCCTACCTCGACAACATGGAGGCCCGCAAGGTGACACAGGTCGGCATCCAGGAGATCCGTCGCACAGACCCGGCGGTGCTGCGATGATGCGCCTCGGTCCCCTCGGGTCGCTGCGTGCGATCGACACCTACCCCGAGGTCTCTGTGCCCACCCAGCGCGCGACCTCGGAGAGGACGATGCTCAGCGGGCGGCGCATCGTCCAGCGTGCACCGCTCGGGATGCGCTCGTGGACCCTGGACTACCAGCGCGTGTCTCCCGCCGACCTCGCCTACCTCACCTCCCTGGCGAGCGGCGTCATCCCCGGCCCGCTCTACCTCTACACCGAGGTCGCAGCGCAGACGAACCTCCTGCCCGTCCCCCTGGCCTCCCCCGGCGCGATGGGCGTGTCCGACCTGCGTCAGGACGGCGGCTATGTCGTGCGCGGGCGGGTGTCTGCGCTCCTAGGCGGCACCCTGACCTCCCAGGTCGCCGCCTACTGCGGGAGTGTGGCAGGTGAGTGGTCTCCCGTCGTGCCGCTCCCGCTCGGCTCCTACCGACTGTCGGGCTGGTCCACGCACTCGGGCACGATGGTCACCTGGCGCACGATCGACGCCACCGGCACCCAGGTCGCCACCGGGTCCATCTCGGCCGCGTCCGCCTCGGGCGGCTACCGCGGCGAGGCCACCGTGACCCTCTCGGGCGGTGCCGTGGGCCTGCAACTCCGCCTCCCCGCCGAGGTGAGCGCCGGTCACGCCGTCGGCGCCCTGCGCCTGACCGCAGGGTCCACCGCGCAGGCCACCGACTGGCTGCCCGGCCAGGGCGTGCCGCAGGTCGTCGTCGACGACCCCGAGCAGACCCTCCAGCTCGTCACCGCCTCGCGCATCGCCTCGGACTACTCGATCACGCTGCGGGAGGTGCGATGACGAAGGGCGCGACGGTCCCGGCGACCCGCGCGAGCGTCGACCTCGGCGACGGCGCACGCGAGGTCGACCCGCTCGAGTGGTCATCCTCGCGCTCGCTGTCCGGTGGTGGCCTGCCCGGTCAGGCGCGCGCCGTCACCGGCTCGTCCGTCGGCTCGGGCTCGCTGACCATCCACGACGACTCCGGCGCGACCCCCTGGTCCGCCACGCCTCCCCGCCCCGGTGGCGCGGTGGCGATCGACATGACCGACAACCTCGAGCGTATGGTCGACGGCGGCGCGTCCGCCTGGCGCGAGGTCGCCCGCTCGCGCGTCCGCTCGATCAGCGCCCCCTCCCTGCTGTCCGGCGAGCGGGCGATCGACTTCGAGGACGACGTGCCCCGCGGCGACGTGACGGTCCCCACGATGCTCGCGGCCGGGTCGATGGACGCGTGCACCGTGATCGACATCGCCGCACGTCAGGGCGGCTACTACGCGACCCGCCCGCCCGCCGCGACGACGATCATGTCCCTGCCGCTGGTCGGGTCTCTGCGCAACGAAGTCGGGCCGGACGGGTCGAGCACGATCAGCGACGGCGCTCGTTACGGGCACACCGGCGAGATCGACGCCCAGGCGATGCTCACCGACTCGATGATTACCGCGCGCATCAACGACGACCTGAGCGCGGGTCCGCAGATTCACTACGTCGTCGGCCTTTCCACCGTCATACTTGACACCTCGACCCACCCCGTCGTGCTCTACCTCGACGGCGAGGTGGGCGAGCTCCTGCGCGTCCAGGTCAACTCGACCGGCGTCACGCTGGTCAACGCCTCGACGTCGGTCACCGCGACCCACGCCATGACCTCACTGACCCGCGTGGAGGTTCTGCGTCAGTCGAACCGCTGGGACCTGTACATCAACGGCTCCTACCGCACGAACGTCACCGCGAACCCCACAGACGCGATCGCCTCCGTGCAGGTGTCGGCCACCACCGCCGGGCTCGCCGGCGGGCTCACCGTGGACGAGAACGGCACGAGCGTGATGGGCACCGCCTTCACCCCGAACGCCTTCATCTCCCCTGCGGGTGCCCCCCTCGAGGCCGTCATCGGCGCGAACGGCGACGCCTGGGCGCTGATCCAGGACATCGCCCGTGCGACGCTCTCGGCGGCGTGGATCGACGAGCGCGGCAACCTCATCTTCCGTGGCCGCGACCAGATGCGCGGCGGGCCGATCTGGGCGACGGTCGACGTGCTCGACTCGATGGAAGATCTGCCGTGGTCCGTCTCGGCCGACGAGGTAGCCGACCGCGTGGAGGTCACCTACCGCGCCCCGGTCGTCTCGCGCGTCGTCGACGACTCGCTGACGATCTGGGAGTCCACCGATACGGTCGCCGTCGGCGGCGGCAAGACCGTGACGATCGTGCGCGACATCGACGGCGCTGCAGACCGCCCCGCGTCCTGGGAGCGCGTCGAGGACACCGGCACCTACCCCGCCGGGCAGAAGAGCCGGTACGCGGCCTGGACCGCACCCCCCGGCGAGTCCGGGTCCGCGCCCGCAGCCAGCGCCCTGGACGTGACCTCCGAGATGGTCACCCCCACGCGCCTGCGCATCCGCATCCGCAACACGACCGGCTCGACGATCTGGGTCTACCAGCTCACCGCCCGAGCCAACACACGCGCCCTGCCCGGCGAGCCCGTGAGCATCGTCTCCGGCGCCGACGAGGCAACCGCCCGCGCGCCGTTCACCCATGACGCTGGCTCATGGGTGCAGGACTCGGCGTCCGCAGCGGAGATCCAGTCGTGGCTCGCGTCCTCGCTCATGTCCCCGCTGCCCGTCATCGGCCCCGCATCGGTGGCCGTGGACGCCGACCGCCTCCTCGGGGACACCATCGTCGCCGACGTGCGCTCGGCCGCCCTCGGCCCCGACGGTGAGCCGCTCGAGGCGATCAAGATCAAGGCGCTCGTGTCCGGGGTGAGCCAGAGCGCACAGGCCGGCGAGCTTCGCCAGAGCCTCACGCTCACCGCCCTGCACTCCATCGAGCGCGACATGGCCGACTACATCCTGCGCACCCTCGGCCCGAGCGCCACTGAGGCCGATTGGGCCGCTCACGTCACGGCGCTGGGCCTGGTCACCGAGGACGACCTCGCAGCATTCATCAACAAGGGGGGAATCCTGCCATGAGTACACCGCAGAACTCGACGAAGCCCGTCACCCGCACCGGGTCGAGCCCGCTGCTGGCGAGCGGCAAGACCTCGGTCGTCCAACTCTCCGAGGAGGTCTCGGCCTGGATCGAGGGCCTGTCCCCGTCCGGCGCGAGCGTCTACGACACGGGCTGGGTGACACTCACGCCCGACGCGGGCTTTACCCCGGCCGCCCTGTTCATTCGTCGACAGGGTAAGCGGGTGTCGATCCGCGGCGCCGTGACTCGTGACGCTGGCGTCTGGCCCGGCGACTCGACCGTGATGACACTGCCGGCCGGCTTTCGCCCCGTCGCGTTCTGTCGCTTCGCCGTCGTGGGACCAACGCACGCCACCGCCTACGGGCTCGGCGTGACGATCAACTCCGCTGGCGTCCTGAGCGTCTACCGCCTCGGCACCGCACAGTCCGCGACGGTCCACCTCGACGGCGTGTCGTACTTCGTCGACTGATGGCTGCCAACATCAACGACGCCACGGCCACCCACCACGACGCCCCCGGGGGACGCCGCCATGCCTGACACAACCCTGCCAAGGTGGGCGCGCACCATCGGGCGCGCCGTGCGCGTGACCGCGTGCATGCTCGTCGTCGTCGTCGCCGCCGGTGACCTGCTGTGGCCGTCGAGCACGATCGACGGCGTGGTCCCCCGCTGGCAGCTCTACACCAGCGCCGGACTCATGGCGACCCTCGGGCTCACCGGCGCGATCTCCGTGCTCGCCCACCGCTGGCGCATCGAGTGGGTATGCGTCTCCGCCGCCGCGTTCCTCCTCCTCGGCCGCGCGGTACCCGTGTGGATGTCACTCGACGACGCACCCACACGCCTCGCCGCCGCCGCCATGATGACCCTCGCCGCCCTCGGCCTGGGCGCCCGCGCACTCGACCTGTGGGTCTTCCACGTCAAGACTTCGACCTCCGCGCGAGCCGCCCGCCGCCGCAGGGCTCGCGCATGATCCGCGATCTCCTGCCCTACCTGCTCACCGGGTCAGGCGGCATCCTCGCAGGCATCGCCGCCCTCATGGGCGTGCAGCGCTCCCGCCGCGCCGGAGTCGCCGGCGACGAGCGCGAAGCCCGCCGCGACGAAGCCGCCCAGCGCCGCGACACCATCGCCGACCGAGACGCACTCATCGACCGGCTCGTCGAGCAGGTGCAGTCGCTGAGCGCCCGGGTGGACGCACTCGAGGACAAGCGCCGCGAGGACGCGACCCTCATCCGCGGCCAAGGCGACCACATCGACACTCTCGAGGCGCACATCTGGGCGCGCAAGCCACCGCCGCCCCCACCCCGTCCGTCCGGCCTGTGACCCACCCCATCGTCCCCGCCCCCGTGCTCGCCGCTAGGCCGCGGGGGACGGGGAGCCAGCCCTGCCAGGAGGCATCGTGTCTGAGCTCGTGAGCATCGGCGGACGCGCGCTCGAGCGCTTCTGGTCGCGCGTGCTCCCCACCGGCTTCTGCTGGGAGTGGTCGGGCGCACTCGCGGACAACGGCTACGGCAACTTCAACGTCGGCGGCAAGACCCACAAGCCGCACCGCGTTGCCTACGAGGCGCTCGTAGCGCCCATCCCCGAAGGCTTGGTGCTCGACCACCTTTGCCGCAACCGCGCGTGCGTGAACCCTGACCACCTCGAGCCTGTGACGCGAGCGGAGAACGTCCGGCGCGGGTTCGGCATCGTCGGGAAGCAGACGCGTCAGAAGGTCTGCATCCGCGGCCACGCCTTCGAGGGCGTGAACGTCTTCGTGAACTCCCAGGGCGCGCGCCAGTGCCGCCAGTGCGCGCGAATCCGTGACCGCAAGTCGCGAGAGAGGGGTGCCGCATGAAGGTCCGCAAGCAACTCGTCACCTCGCGCGCCAAGACCTGGGGCTCGGGAAGTACACGCTCGTCGATCACGATCCACGAGACCGCGAACACCTCGCGCGGCGCGGGCGCGGCCGCGCACGCGAACCTGCAGTCCCGCGGCAACGTTCGCGACGCCTCGTGGCACTACCAGGTCGACGACACCGAGATCGTGCAGAGCTTCCCCGACGACGTGAAGTGCTGGCACGCGGGCTCGTCGTCGGGCGCGGCGAACTCGATCGCGATCGAGATCTGCGTCAACGCCGACTCCGACTACGACCAGGCGCTCGCGAACGCCGCCGCGCTCGTCGCCCGCCTGCGCGCCAAGCACGACCTCGGCCGCGGCGACGTCGTGCAGCACAACCACTGGACGGGCAAGAACTGCCCCACGAAGTTGCGAGCGTCCGGCCACTGGGCCGCGTTCGTGGCGTCCACCGACCCCAACCAGGAGGACGACATGCCCACCGCCAAGGAGATCGTCGACGAGCTGCTGTCTCGCCGCATCACCCACACCCCCGGCCAGCAGGCCGCGTCCAACCGCGACGGCGCGACCATCGAGCGCATCCTCGGCGACACGAGCGCCGGCGGGTTCCGCGCATGGAAGGACCTCCCCGCGCTGCGGGCTGAGCTCGCCGCGACGCGCGCCGCCCTCGTCGCACTCGCCAAGAACACCGGCCTCGACGCCGCGCAGACCGAACGCATCATCCGGGCGGCCGTCGACAAGGCGCTGTCCGACATCTCCATCACCCTCACCTCGGGAGACTGACCGTGAACCTGTCCGACATCATCCCTGCCCGCTGGCGGTACGGCATCTACTCCGCGCTCGTCGTCTCCGGTGTTGGGCTCGGCTCGATCCAGGCGTGGTGCACTGCCGCGCAGGTCGAGCTTCCCGAGTGGCACGGCCCCGCGCTCGCTGTTCTCGGCTACCTGTCCGCTGCGATCGGCCTCGTGGCTGCGGCGAACGTCAACACCCCCGAGGGCGAGCCTGTGCCGCCCCCCGCCCGCCGCTGGGACGACGAGCCCGGTAGTGACGACCTGCGGGGCGAGCGTGGCTGACTGCCCTCTCGGTGGTGAGTGCCGCCGATCCTGCGAGAGCACCTGCGACGGGTGGGCCGACCGTGCCCAGGTGATCGCTGACGGGCAAGAGGTCCCGATGGAGTCCGCCGAGGTCGCCTGACATGGCACACCAGCCCACCGAGGCAGAGCAGTACACCGACGAGGACGGGCGCCCGGCTTGGGACTGCCCCGAGTGCGGACACCCGTACCCGTCGGCCGCCGCAGCACAGATGTGCTGCCAGGACTAGGAGGAATCTCGTGGCGCTCTCGGATCACACCGAGATTGACCCCACCCCGGAGTACCACCGCCGCGGCTGTCAGGTCGGACGCTGGGCTCAGACCCTTCCCGAGCGTGACAGGCTCACGCTCGAACGCTGGCTGGCTGACAAGTCTGTCCCGCACTCCGTCATCGCGAAGGCGATCAACGACGACCCCGACTACCCGGTGAACTTCGCCGAGCGGGCGATCGCCTACCACCGCAACGGATGCCGCTGTGGCGCTGTCTGATACCCCGATCCCCAACTACACCGCACCCCGCCCCGAGCGGCGGTTCTCGGCCCCGAGCGGCTGGGAGCCGGGAGTGCGCTACGACCCGGCGACATCGCTGCCGACCGAGGTCACTACCGAGCAGATCGCCGAGGATGTCCAGGGCAAGCCGGAAGAGTGGGCCGCTCTCATCGCGCACCTGCTCCCGATGGTCCCTGACGGCTTCACGGTCCGACTCGTCGAAGCTCGCTATGACCCTGTGGCGTGGACTCGGGCCGAGGCTCACGACCACCTCGGGATCAAGACCCCGGCGACCACTCAGCCAGCGTGGCGCTACAGGTTCCGCATCGTCCCCGTCGGCGGGGCGAGCGCGGCCCCAGTGGACCTAGCCGAGCTCGTCAAGGTCGCGCGCGCCAACCGCAAGCCCCGACCCCGCAAGACCACCACAGGCCGCACGCGCGTCGTCGTCCTGTCGGACGCGCAGATCGGCAAGGTCGACTACCGGGGCGGGACCGAGCAGCTGCTCGAGCGGATCGACGCGAGGCTCGCGCCCCTTCACGCCGAGGGG